GCCGTCCTCCACGATGCCGCCGACGATCATGAGGTCAATGTCCACCGTGAGGGACTTGTCGCCCTGCGCGGCCTTGTGGCTGCGCTTGGTGGGGATGACCTTCTTGAGCTCGTCGATCCGGGTGCGCTCCCCTTCGTTGGCGTAGGAGACGACCACGGAGGGCCACTCAATGCCATAGAACGGGATGCCCTTCGCCTTGCAGTAGGCGAGGACGTCGTCGTAGTCGTCCCGGAGCATGGACATCTTGCCGGACGCCTTATAATTGCCCTTGCCATACCCCCGGGGGCGGTAGCCCTTGCCGTAGCTTTCTTCCATCTCCTGCTCGTCGTCGTAGCTGATTTCCTGCACCACGAGCACGAGGCCGGGGATCTTGACGTCCACGTCGCCCCATCCGTAGGTCTGGCCGTTTACTTTTAGGGACATAGCTCTTTAACCTCCTTCCCTTAGTCGCTGGGCTGCGCCCTGCCGAGGTCTACCTCGACCTCCCGGATGTAGCCCCGGGACACATAGCGGATCTTGACCCGCATTGTCTCGTCCTCGAGGATGGTCTCCTCCTGCCCCTCGGGTACGGTGATCTCAGCGGAGCTGATCTCCTTCGCGTCGATCATGCGCTGCAAGGGGACGAACATGAACTTCGCCCGGGTCTCAAGCTCGCCCTGGACGTCCTCGAGGTCGATGTCGTCGTTGAGCAGAAGGAGCCCTTCCTTCCGGGTCTCCCGGATGATTTTGTTCTTGACCCGGACATCCTCGGCATAGCGGAAGTCACTCCCGTCCGGGCTCATCATCTTTGTGTGGTAGACGAAGAAGTCGTCGAGCCCGTCGTACTCCCGGAACGTGAGGTAGCCCGCCACGTCCAAAAGTTCGATGATGGAGTTGTCCATCCCGGCGGGGAGCAGCTCGAGGAGCTTCGTCTTCGGGATGCCGAACCCGGCCTCCGCCCTGGTTTTGCCGATGGACTCCTGCACCGCTGCCTTTGCGTAGAGGCCGCACACAAGGCCCGCGAGGTTGACGATCTGCGTCGTGCCGTCCAGCATGACGAGCCGCCCCCAGGCGGTGACGACCTGGATGTCGTAGTTTTTGACCTTCTTGCGCTTGGCCTCCATCTCGAGGGCCCAATCGGTGAGATCCCCGCTGCCGCGCAAGTCGAGCTCGTCCTCGTCCCCCGTCTGGGGGAACGCCGCCTCGAAGACCACGAACACGGGCTTGTGGTAGGTGTCCCGGAGCTCAATTTGCGCCTCGCTCACGGCCTGCCAGAGAGGGAGGTCGCTCTCGCCGACGACGTGGATGAACTCATACTCCTCGGCGAACTTCTGGAGCTTGGTGAACGCCGCCAGGACGTCGCCGTTCGTCATGGTGGGGGCGGTGGTCGTGAAGCTGTAGACATCGTTCACGAGGAAAGAGCTCGGCTTCTGTTCCGACTCCGTCGCCTCCGTAAACTTGAGCTTGAGGCCCGTCCCCTCGATTTCATATTCCCCGGTGACGGGGACGGTGATCTCGTCGGTGTAGCTGTTCCCGCCGTCAATGGAGCAGATAAAGGCGGCGGAGTTGAGCCCGCCTTGCGCCGTGATCTTGACGACCACCGAGAAGGCGTTCGTCGGAGAGCCGTCCACGGTGACGGAGCCCCCTCCGTCGCCGTCCTTAGAAACGCTTCCCAGCTTGCCCGCCGTGGTAGCGGAGACCGGGAGACAGTAGATCCGCGACGCGCCGAACTGCACGGAGCTCATGACGGCATCCGCCAGAGGGGACAGGCCGAGGCGGGCCTTGATTTTCGCCGCGTCCATATCCCCGGTGATGATGATCGGCGTGTCCGAAACGATCGGAGAGACCCCGATCTTGAGGCTCTTTCCGTCCCCCGTCGCGGTGGCAAACCCGAGGAGGCCGTCCGTGACAGTGTGCTTGACATCTCGGAGCATTATCGTCTCGCCTCGCTTTCCTTTGTGGTGTGTGCCCCGTTCATGGGGGCGTTCTCAAAATTCTTGACCGCTGCGAGGAACTCCTCCTCGGTGACGGCCCTGCCGGGCTTCCAGCCCTGGGCGCTGCATACGCCCGCGAAGACGGCCCGCCCGACCTTGTGCTTCTTGCGGAGCTCCCCGATCTCAAAGAGCCCCGGAGCTTTCGGTTCCTGCGGCCCCGCTGCCTGTGTAGCTGCGGGGGCCGATGTTGCTTTATTCGCCATCTATAAACTCCTTTCCCTCGTTTTTGGTGATGGACTCAACCGCGACGTCGGAGACCTTCGCGAAGTCTGTGTCCCTGTAAACCCCGCCGTCAAACCTTATCTTGATTTGCACGGCGACCTGTGCCTTTAGAATAGAGTCGTCCTTGTCGACCCAGTCCGCCCCCTCGACCTCGATCGGAACAAAGTCCCCGTTGACGTAGATGCCCCGGTCGAGGCTTGAGAGGAACGCCCCGAACATGCTCTCGACCGCCTCGTCGGTATAGTCGCCGATTATCACGGTAAAGGCGAGGGCCCGGTCGAAGACCTTCCTCCTCTTTTTCTGCGCTCCCTCTTGGTCTCTATATCGTGTTTTGGAGCCGTTTCGGAGGAGGGTCTCCGACTCAAAAAGCACCGCGCCGATGTGACTCTCTTGACTCTTTTCGAGGGCCTTTTGCGTCGTGTACGGCTTGGACTTGAGGCCCGCCGCCTTGAGCTTGTCGAGGAGGTATTCCTTGCTTTCCTTGTAGAGCATTAGTCATCCCTCCCGATGAACTCCTCGGTCGTGGCCTTGATCTCCTGCATGTCCTCGTCCGAGAGGCCGAGGAAGGGCCGGGCGGGGATGTTGACCTTGACCTTCTTCTTGCTGATCCATTGTCCGCCCACCTGGAAGCGGAGGTTCTTCGCCCGCTTTGCCCGGATGGTGCGGCCCTTGTCGCCGAATTGGTGGGTTGCCGCGTGCTTGACATTTGTGCCGACCGCAAACCCGGAGGCGTCCGCCGTCGTCTTGATGGAGTTGCGGAGCTGGGAGGAGTCGATGAGGGTCTTGCCCCCGGTCTCTGCCGCCCGGATGGAGGTCTTCCACCGCTTGCCGTCCGGCCCCCGGCCTTGCTTGAACCGTTCGAGGGTAGACTCCCGGACGCCTTCGGCGAGGGCGATGTTGAGGCCCTTCCTGTCAAGCTCCGAATAACGCCGCATTTTTCGGAGGAGGGCGGCGGTGTCTCCTTGCAGTCGGATGCTATACACGCCCTACATCCCCCTCATGCTGCCCCGGGTGAAAAGCCGGGTGTTTGACTTCGCCGAGAACCCGGTCGCGGCTGCGCTTGCCGGGTCGTCGGCTTCCGTGCCGATGGAGACCTTCCCGTCGGCCACAAGCTCAAAGAACTTGATCGCCGCGTTGTAGCGGTTGAGGTAGGTCTTTTGGTCGGTGCTCTCGTCGATGCCGATCCGGGAAAACAGGTTATAGACCGCGATGTCCTTTGAAAACTTGTTGATAACCTTCGGGGCCGGGGAGAGCGGGACGGCGTACCTCTTGGCGAGGTAGCCGTCGATCTCCGCGTCGGCGTCGGCGATCGCGCCTTCAATAATCGGCGCGACGAGCTCCTCACGCTCGACGGGGTCTTCGATGAAGGTGTCCCCGATGATCGCGTTGAGGGCGTCGTCCTTGAGCATCTCCCGGACTTCCTCTTTCGTGCTGTAGCTCACGCCGTTCCCTCCCTTCGTCTGCTTGGCCGGGCTTAGGCTTCGGCGGTGCCGTCTCCGGCGTATGCCATCTGCCAGAACCCGAAGCCCGCGTTCCCTCGGGAGTCGACGCCATAGAGGAAGGTCTTCTTCATGAAGACGTTGTCGTCGGTCTCCTGGGTCTTGGAGACGAACTTCGGCTTCTTGCGCTGCTGCCAGATGAGGGGCTTGATGGGCCGGGAGGTGCAAAGCAAGAACCACTTGGAGTCATGCCCGGCGAGCTGCGGGATGACGAGGGGCTTCGCGGTACCCTGCATGGTGTTCTTGGTGCCGTTGATGTAGTCGGCGACCAGGATGTCCCGGGCGGTCGCTTCCAGGGCGGGCGGGACGGCGAGCACATTCGGGATGAGGTTCAGCGCCCGGCCCTTCGAGTTGGTGAGGCTCATCATAGCGGCGCGGGCGGCGATGTAGGACTCCATCGAGAGCTTGGCCGTGGTCTTGTTGGAGACGGCCTTCTTGCCGACCTTGTGGGCGTCGGAGAAAAAGGGCTGCCCGTCGTAGCACTTTTCGGAGAAGCCCTCCGCGAGCAGCTTGAAGATGAGATCGTCGGGGTGGGCTGCTGCGGACTGGCCGAGCATCTGGACAGACGGGTTATAGAGGCCGATCTTGTCATCCTCGATCGCGTTGCGGTCAATGCCGATCGTCAGCTCGAAGTCCTTGTTCTTGATGGTGTAGTCGCTCGCGCTGATGTTCTGGATCTCGCGGTCGCCGATCCATTCCCTCATCCCCGGGATGTCGCCGAGCCATGCGTAGGTCTCGGACTCCGTGGTCGAGGGGGTGACGGTGGCGATCTCGGTGTAGAGCGGGGTCACGCCCTCAAGCGCCTTGTTGAACAAGGTGTTGAAGCCGACGTAAATCCCCCTCAAAGTCTGCTGGTTTACAATCATGTTCTTTGTCCTCCTTCTGTTTTACTTTGCGGCGGCTGCGGGGGCGGTGAGGCCGAAGCCCATCTCCACGGCGACGCCTTCATCGTCCACGCGGATGACGAGGCCCGCCACGGACGCGCCCGTCCCGGTCTTGGTGACGGTCTGGTCGTCCTCCATGTAGCAGAGGCCCAGCACGTCGGCGGCGGTGATCTTGCCGCTGGTGGAGTTCTCAAAAACGAAGGTTCCCCGGCTGACGCGGATGACGGCGTCGCCGTCCCCGCCCTTGTTCTCGACGGTCTCCTCGGCCCGGCCCGCTGCCTTGAGGTCTGCGGCCTTCTTGCCGGGGATCGCGTAGCCGTTGGCGTCAACCGCCACGATCGCCCCCTGATAGATGGTGGTCGCGCCCTTGACAGGGAGGGCGATGTACTTCCCGCCGAGCTCGGACGTGTCTCTCACATTGGTCAATGCTGCCATGATGTTACTCCTCCTTCGTGCCGTACTTTTCCAGATCCTCGGCGCTCACGCCGAGCTGCTTGCAAATGAGCATCGTCGCCTCGTCGGGCTTTTTGCCCTTGAGTGCCAGGGTCTCGCCGCCCGCGACCTCGCTCATGGGGACGACCTGGGGCGCTTTCTCAAGGAACGACTTGAACCCGTCCGGGCTCTTGAGGGCGTAGCCCTTGGCCCATTCCTTCTGTGCCGGGGTGATCTTGCCGCTCTTGAGCGCCAGCTCAACGGCTTCCTCGGCATCCCGGTCGGCGAGCTGCTCCTCAAGGGCCTTGACGCGTCCGTCGATGCCGCCCTTGAGGGACATGATGACGGCGGCGACCTCGGCGGCGGGAGCCCCGGCCTTGAGCCCCAGGAGCTCACAGACGGCCTTGTTCGCGACGACGGTGTCCTCCTCGGGCGGCTGCTTGCCGTCCCCGGGCTTCTTGCCCTCGGCGGCTTCCTTGAGGGCTTTGTTCTCCTCGATGCAAGCGGAGAGCGCCTCGAGGATCTGCTCCTCGCCCGCGTCTTCGCCCAGGCCGAGCGCCGCCGCGAGCTTCTTGATGAGTTCGTTCATGTTGGTTTTGCCTCCTTCAAATGTGGATGAATTTACAATCGGGGTCATGCCCGCGATCGCTGGGGTGTTGGTGAGGGCGAGGGAGTGGAGGCCCGTCGCCTTGTTGTCCGACTTGCGGACGGTGATGACCGGGGAGAGGTAGCGGTATTCCTTGTTCTCAAGGTACTGCTTCGCCGGGAGCGTCCACTCGACCCGGGCCTTGATGTGCCCGTCCTCGGCGAACAGCTCCTTGACCCATCCGGCGGCGGGAGCCCGGTCTCCTGTTAGGGTCTGGTGCTCGTAGTCGACGACAAGGTCGACGCCGCGCTCGGCGATCTGCGCCTTCATCGCGGCGAGGCTTTCCTCGTCGACGTCGAACTCTCCCTTCTGGCTCACGACATGGCCGAAGGGCAAAACGGAGATGACCTCCGGCGCTCCTCCGACATCCACTTCGCCCCCCTTTAGGGTGAGAAAATCGCTCATTTTCTGCCTGTCTCCTTTGCTTGGTGCTTGAAGCCCCCGGAAACGCCGTTATTCCGCGTTATAACAGGGTGAACCTGCCGCGCCCCGGGAATTACACTCCCCGGCCCCTCGGCCCTTCCTGGGGCCTCTGTGGGCCTTATTTGCCCGGGTTCTCTTTTTCCCGGTTTTGGTACGCCTTCACAAGCGGCGCGGGGTAGTCCTTGAGGTCGGGCTCGAAGCGTACCTTTGCCGGGTTGGTCGAGAAGTGCGGGTCGGGCATGAGGCCCTCCGGCGCTGTCTGTTCCACCTTGAGCCCCCGGGCCTCGACCTGTCTCTTTGAGAGCGTCTTGACCGTGCAGCGGCATCGGAACCCGTTCGGCGGGAACCATGTATTCCATACCTCGCTGTCTGCTGGGAAGACCCGCCCGTCCATCGCGAGGTGACTCGGGCGGGTGTGGGCGTCGTTGACGGCGTCATACTGCCAGTAGGGGCGGAGCTTCATGACGCCCGGGTCTGTCATCTGCTCATAGTGGCCCACATTGTAGGCCGTTTGGATGTTGGTGCGGAAGATGAGGTCGGCTTGCAGCGGGTCGAGCCCCTCATAGCCCTCGGCCTCGAGGAACTCGTTCATATTGCGCCGGAACTCCGAGAGGGGGTTCCCCTGTTCCAGCGCCGCGAGGATCTCCTCATAGAACCGCTTGAGGATCTGCGCCTTCGTGTAGCCGCCCACTGTGAAGGCGAGCCCCCGGTACTTCTCCGCGATACCGTAGAAGACCGACGCCGTGACCGGGACGCGCTCCTTGAAATACTGGACGGCCTCCTCGAAGGTCATGTCCTTTCGGTTGAATACGGCCTCAATGTCGTCCATCTTCCGCCGCCCTCCCTTCGAGGTTGGCGTAGAGCATGACCTTTTGAAGCAGCTCCTCCACCTCCGAGACATCCATCTCGCCGAACAGCTCGGCGACGGCCTTCTCGTCCTCCATCATGTCCCGGAGCTCCTCAAGGCTCTCCGCGTTCTCAATCTTTTTGAGAACCGGGCCGAACGCTTTCTTGAAGGCCCCGGCGCTTTTCCGGGTGGCCGCTGCCGCCAGACGGTCGACGCGCTCTTGCGTCCCGTGCCCCGCTCCGTCCCCGGCCTTGAGCGCGATCGGCTCGCCGGGCTGCGCCTTGAAGGAGAAGGGGCCGAACCCCGCCCCCTGCGCCGTCTGCCCGGGCGGGGTGGCGACCTCCTCGTCGCCCTCGGGCTTCGGGATGGAGAACTTCTTGTAGATGTAGCTTGTCGGAACCTTGAGCCCCGCCTCCCGGATGAGCGTCCCGATGACGGTCGCCGTCTGCGTGAGATCCTCCGACTCCTCCGCGTCGAAGCGGAGGTACGGGATGCGCTTGTCCTCCCCAAAGTTGTAGAGCACCAGGGGGCGGATGAGGTCGCGCCGGAGGGTGGCCGCGATTGCCTTGCAGTCCGCGACGGTGAGGTCGTGGCGGACGTCGTTGTGCGTCTTGCTCTGTGCGTAGCTGCCGCCGCCCGAGTCCGAGGTCAAGGTCTGCCCGAGGATTGCCTTCGAGACCTGTTCGTCGCAATAGCGGGCCAGCCGTTCATAGAGGTCGGTCGAGCTGGTCTTCTCGGTGTTCACGAACTCGATCGCCGTGCCGTCCGGGAAGATGCCCGCCGCGTCCGCCCCGATTGCGACGAGGGCTTGCATGAGCGCCCGCTTGTCGTCCTCGCTTGCGCCTGGCTGATACTTCCCCAGGCGGAGCGGCATCCCGAAGACCTCGCAAAACGCGACCCAATCCTTGAGGGTGTAGTTCTTAAAGAGGTACATCCAGGCGACCACGCGCAAAACGCCAGCCCGGGAGGGGTGGCCGCTGCGGGCCTTGTATTTGTGTACGATGAACTTGTTCTTCGGGAGCTCGATGCCCTCCGGGGCCTCCTGGGTTCTCACCTTGAAGGAGTCGTCGACGCTGTCCCAAAAGAACCGCTTTTGATGACGGGAACGGATGTCGCCGACGACAACGTGCCCCTCGTCGTAGCTCCACATGATTTCCGAGACCGCGAAGCCCTTCCCGATCGCGTCCAGGAGGTCGAGCATGATGTCCTCAAAGCCCTCGATGCCGCCGAGCTGCGCTTCCACAAACTCGGCGATCTCCTTGTCCCTGGGGTCGTCGCTGTCAAAGGGGATGATCTCATAGTCGAGGCCCGTGACCGCGTTCTTCCTCGTTTGGAGCTGGGAAAAGAGGTGCGGGTCTTTCTCCTCCATCTCCTCAAAGAGCTCGGCTTGCCGGAGCACGTCCCCGGCGTCCGCCTCCTTGAAGATCTCCGCCAGCCGGACGGGGGTGAGCCCGTCCGAGGGGTACTCGCTGTACTTGTCTGTTACCTGGGCGGCTGCGACCTCCCGCGTCTCGGGGCGGCGCTGGAACAAACCTCTAAGGCTCCACCGCTTTCCCTTGCTGCTCACTCGACCACCTCCTCAATGCGCCGCCGTGCTTTTTCATAATACTCGTCGTCAAGCTCCACGCCGATGAACCGCCGCCCCGACTTCTTTGCGGCGACAAGAGTAGAGCCGCTTCCGGCAAACGGGTCAAGGATGAGGTCGTCTGGCTTTGTAACTGCCGTAATAAGGTTTGCAATCAAGCCCACTGGCTTCTCTGTCGGGTGGATCATCTGGGCGCTGCCGAGCTTGCTGAAGGTGACGAGATCTTTCGGCCTGCCCCCGGGGAAGCTGTACTTCCCCTTAATCGCGAAGACGATGTTCTCATGCGCCGGGGCAAAGGCTGCTTTCGTGTCCCCCATACCGTGATAGACCTTGTCCCAAATAACCTCACTTTTGACCCGGAAGCCGGCCAGTTCAATCGCGTCGATGAAGGTCTGCTCTACATCCCAGCGCGTGAAGCATAGGAGCGTTCCTCCCGACTTGAGTACGCGGAAAGCGTCATAAAGGAACCAGATGAATGGGGCTTTGTCGTTTTTAATCCTTGCCCCGGTCTGTGAGACGTAGTTGATGCCATAGGGCGGATCGGTGATAATTGCGTTCACACTCTCGTCCGGCATTTGCCGGAGCACAGTGAGGCTATCTCCGTGAATGATTGTGTTCTCATGAATAACTGTACTAATAATGCCTCACCTCCTTAGTAGGCCCCGCGCCGAAACTTGATAGCGCGGCCCAAAACTGATTTATAATCCGTGTGCTGCCCCACCTTGACCGAGAGGGCCAGGGAGACGGCCATTTGCAGCGCGTCCGGCCCGTCGTCGTTCTTCCCCATAGGGTACTTGAGCATCTGGTCGAGGAGGGCCTTGTGCCGCTTGGAGAACTTGAGGTAGCCGTTCTTCACGAAGGGCTGCAAGGACTGGATGCGGGCGTCCTTGTTCTGGACGCTGTTGATCTCCTCGATGGGGAGGTACTCGCCGATTTCGGCGGACTTCTGCCGCATGATCTCGGCAAAGTAGTATTGAAACTGAACCGTCTCGACGCCGAACTTGTAGAGGGGCTTCTTGTACTCCCGCTTCAAACGGCGGGACGCCTCGATCGCGTCCTCAATGATTTTGTCCGGCTTGCGCTTGGCGATGTCGGCAATCACGACGTACATGTAGCCCGTCGAGGTGTCCTTCGCCACGGCGATGATCGCCGAGGTGTCGCTCTTGCGGTTCTTGCCGAGGGAGGGGTCGTTCGCCGCGACGAACAGGAACCGCGCCTCGGAGAAGTCCGGGGGAAGCTGCCCGTCGTCGTAGTAGTCGATCCACTCCTCGGCAAACGCGCAGCTCTCCGGGTCGATGGGCTCGTTCTGGATCTCGCTGCTGAAGGACGCCTCGCCCTCCGATACCCTCATAACCATGAGGGCGTAGTAGGGGAGCTTCTCCTCCCACAAGACGGCGGTTCCTTCCAGCATCGCGGCCTCGTTCGCCTTGAAGAAGTCCTCGGCGTCTTCCTTGTGCCTGGGGTTCTCAAGGTCGGTGAAGATGCGCTCCCAGGCGTCCCACAAGGCCGTGTTTGCCGCGAAGGAGATGACGCCCTTGTAGCGGACAGCCTCATACTCGGGGTTCTTGGCGACATTGGCGAGGAGGGCGTCGTAGTGGAGCAGCGTTCCGATGTAGACGATGTCCGTGTAGGTGTCGCCCGCCTTGCTCACGGCCTTATAGAACCAGTCCCGGAGCTTCTTTCTTTGCTCGGCTGTGTTGACGTTCTCGTCGTTCTCGAGGTCGTCGCACAAGATGAGGTCGGGCCTCCATTGTTTGTGCCGCCGTCCGCGGATCTTCTTGCCCGCGCCCAGCGCCTCGATCTTGACCCCGTTCGAGAGGAGGATGACCGACGCCTTCCAGACGCGGCCCACAAGCTCCCCGAAGTCCTCCCGGAGCGCCGCGTTCTCCTCAAGCTCCGTTTTGATGTCGGAGAGGAAGCCCTCGGCCTGTTCCGAGCTGTCCGAGAGGATGATCTCGTAGTGCTTGTAGGCGTACACCGCCGAGTGGATGGAGTCCTTGAAGGTGAAGTTCGTGCTCTTGGCGTGTCCACGCGGGGCCTCGACCGCCCTCCGGCATCCGTCCGCCCGGCTGATTTCCTTCGCGTCGGTGGCGGGGTTCAGCCCCTTCATGACGCCCTCGCGGAAGATGCGGTCGAGCTCCTCGTGAAACGGGGGCGACGGCCTCACAAAGTAGTGGGGGAGGTAGGCCCGCCCGAAGTAGCCCAGGTCAACCGCCCCGAGCTTCCGGCGTAGCCCCTGGGGGCCCGTGAGCTCTGCCCCGGCCCGGTACTCCTCGAGGAGCTGCGCCCGGAGCTCGGGGAAGTTCGTCCCCTTCTGGACATACTGCTCAAATAGTTCCCGCTGGTACTCCCGGCTCGCGACCGCTTCCCGGTCTTCCGGCTCCTCGAGCCGTTCCAGGTAGTCCTTGAGGTCAATCTTCGCCATCGTCGAGCACCTTCTCCCTCGCCCTTGAGAGGACGTCGTGCAGCTCCCCGGCGAGTTCCGGGTGCTGCTTGATCGCCGCCATGAGCTCCGCCTCAAGCTGGTCGAAGGCAAGCTCGGCCTTCTTCTTCATGTCCTGCCGGACGCGCTTCTCATAGGTGGCGTTCCGGGCGAGGCTTGCGATGAGCCGCCCCGCCTTGTCAAGCGGCATCTCCTGGAAGTCGCCCTCCGCCGTGCTCACGCGCTGCATGAGGCCGTCCATGAGAACCATCGACGCCGCTTTCGTGTAGTCGAGGTCGGGGTGCGCCTCTACCGCCTGGGCGATCGCCTGGGTGCGCTGTAGGGTCTCGGCGACCCGCTGCGCCGCCTGGGTGCTGCGGATCGCGTAGCGCCCGATCGCGCTCTTGCTGATTTCGTAGCCCTCCGCCTTGAGCCACGCGGAGAGCTCCTCGTAGGTGTTGGCCGTGTCCGCGAGCCGGACGTCGAGCTCCGTCTTGATGTCGTCCGGGAGCTTGTCGATCGTCGAGCTGATCCGCGTCCTCCGGCGCTCTTTCTTAGACATCGACGCCCGGGTCGTCCCTCGTGCCTTCCACAAGGTCGACGCCCGCCTTCGTGAGCTGGATGACGGCGTCGCGGCGGTAGGCGTTGTAGGCCGTGGCCCGCTTGTCCGTGAACTCGATGTAGCCGCCGTCCTCCAAATAGGAGAGCTGCTTCGAGATGTCCGGGACGGTGATGAGGTTGTCGGCGAGGAGGGCGTTCGTGATCTGCCGCACAAGCAGCGAGTTCTGATTGCCTTTCGCCAGGGCCCGGACGATGTAGCCCCGGATCGCCTTGTTCTGCCGGATCTCCTGCTCCGTCATGTCGTCAAAGTATGCCATACGCTTTTATCCCTCCTTTGCTGCGCCCCTGTATAGGAGCTTGTCGAGCTTCTGGTCGATGTTGTTCGAGACCCGGATGAAGTCCTCCCGGGTCGTGTAGATGAGGGGGAGGTCGGCCTTGAGGTCGCCCAGCTCTCCGCGCACGGCGGCGATCTCCTCGGCGTTCTTCTTGTCCGCTGCCTTGAGCTCCGAGACCGCCGCCTTCATCTCGCCGATCGCGTTCTTCACTCCCCACGCGGCGACCCCGATGATCGCCGTGATGACCGTCTGAAAGACGAACATCGCGATTGTCGCTCCGTCCATGTCGGCCCCTCCTTACTGCGCGGCGGCTCCGGCCTTGTCTTCCGGCGCGGCGTCCTTAATCAGTTCCCCGGAGAGTGTGAGATAGGGGTCTTCCTGCTTGACCTTGAGGACGGCGTCCTCGATGACGGCGGTGAGGTACTTGTCGAAGCTGCCCAGGTTGTCGGTGATGACCTTCTGCGCCTGGGGGCTGATCGCCGCCTTTACCTCGTCGAAGACCTGTTTCCCCAGGGCGAGCAGCTCCTCCCGGCTTGCCTTGCCGCTCTTGACCGCGTCCCGGAGCGCCTTCGCCGTGGTCTGCTCCATCGCCCCCACCGAGACCGTCGCAAGGTTGACGACGTCATCAAGGGCGTCCTCGAGCACCTTCCGGCCCGCCTCGTCCTTGATCTGCGCCGTCTGCTCCTTGAGCTTGGCCGCGCCCAGGCGGATGTAGTACACCGCGTAGGCCCCGGCCAGGGCGATGACCGCGAGAACGACGTTGACAAGAGCGTCGCTCGCTGCGCTTTGGATGAGTTCCATGTTCATGTGTGTCTGCCTCCTTTGGACAAAAAATAAGAGTACAAGCTATAGCTTGTACTCTTATCTTAAATCCCGTTCCCGGAAACTTATATACGAAGCAGTTCTAAGAGTTGCCGCTCACGGGAGGAGCTCGTCGTCCTCCTGCCCCGGGTCGTTGAAATAGTCGAAGATGTCGATCTGCCCCTCCGTCTGCCCTGGGCCGCAAATCCGGCGAACCCATCGCTCTGTGACGCCGTACTTCCGGGCGAGCTCCGGGTGATTGTAGCCGTTGAACTCCTCTTTGATGCGGGCGTCGCGGACGGGCCGGGTGACGCTCTCGGGCTTCGGGATGTAAACCGTCGTACCCCCGACGACCTCGGCGAGCTTATAGAAGTTATCCGTCCCGATCGCCTCGGCGATCATGCGGTAGAGCCCTTCGGGGAGCATTTCCAGCGTCAAACCCTCGGCGAGTTTATCCATGTCCTGCGCCCTCCCTTCCTGTTACATCCTGCCGATGATCGCCAGGATTTCCCCGACCTTGATCGGTTGGTCGAACTTCGCCTTCCACACGTCCGGGGAGTTGATGATGCCGCGCTCTACCAGGGCCTCAAAGCCCGCCTTTTGCCATTCCGGGGTATTGGCCGGGTAGCCGTCCCCCGGGTCTTGGAAGGCGAGGATCTGGCCGAGCAGCTTCACGATGTTCGCCCCATAGCCCGCGCCGGGAACCGCCCAGCCGCGCCCCTGCGGGTTGTCCGCCGCGCCCAGCCATTCCACATAGGGGGCCACGCCACGGGCGACCAGGGAGAAGCGGGGGTCGACGCAAGCGTTCACGAGGGCCTCGGTGGATGCGTATGCCTTGAGGTGCTGGATCTGCGCCCGGACGCCCGTGCGCGGGTCGGGGAAGCTCGCCGCCTGTCCCGTGGCGTTGCCGTTGAGGGCCCCGATGCCCGCGAAGTTGTTCATCTCCGGCGTCACGATGCCGCCGTATTTGAAATAGCCCGTTTCGTGGAGGCTCTGCGCGAAGGCCACGTCGCCCCGAACTCCCTCGGCCTCGCCCTCCTCGATGAACATGCGGGCCAGCTCCTCCACGGTGCAGCTCGGGAGCTGCGGCGAGGCGTTCTTGCTCAAGCAGAACGCCGCCATCTGTGACGCGGTGGCCTGGGCCTTGCCCATGATCGCCGTCTTGTCTTCCGTGCCCGGCGCGGTGGAGCCGCTCATCAGGGCCGCGACATCGTCCCGGGCGGTCTCCATCGACTTCCCGAACTTGGGGAACCAGTGTGTCACGTCGGCGTGATTGCTGCCGAGCTTTAGTTTGTGGCTGTCCGCGTGGCACAAAATGGTCGGGACGGTGACGCCGGAGCAATCGGCGGTTCCTTTGGGGTCGATGCCGTAGAGGGTGCAGAGGTACGCCGTCAGCTCACACGCCTCTTGATACACGGCGGCGAAGTAGTCGGCGTCCGTCAAGGCGTCCTCACAGATTTCAAACTGAATCCATCCGCTGTTGCATGACCCCTTGCTGCCGCTCCCACATCCCCACGGCCTAAAGTCCCAGGGCATCGTCTGAACCGCCGCGACGCTCCCGTCCGCGAGCTTCCCGATCCAGGCGTTCAGGCCCGCTTGTGTGTCGATGTGGTTCCAGTCGTTCTTGTTCGCGTTGGTGCCCAGCTTGGACAGGAGCTCGGCTCGGTCGGGTGCGCCGTCGTCCGGCTGAACATATCGCTTGAGGGTCGGGTTGTTCGCCCCGGTGCTGTGCCACAAGACGCCCTTGACCGTCATCTTCTTGGTACCCTTGTAGCACGTGCTCTGTGTCATCATGCACGTCATGGGCGGGTTGCTTTTGCTGTACTTCATGATGTGTTGTTTGCCTCCTTATAATTTCCAGATGGGGAGGACGACCTCGTCGGCCAGCTCCCCGATTGTGTACTTGCTGCGCCCTTCGGCTTCCAGCTTGCGGAGGAATTTGTTGTACTCCACCGCCAGCTTGAGGGCCTTATAGACGCCCACCTGTTCCGGCGTGACTGCCGGAAGCTCCGGGCCCGCTATGAACTCCACCGCCCGGAGAAGGGAGACCTCCGCCCGGATCGGGTCGCCCTTGAGGAACTCCTCCCACTCCGCCCAGGTCTCCCGGGCGAACTTCTTGCGGTTGAGCCTGGGCTTGTCGGGCGGGAGGACTCCCTCCGCTTGGAGCTGCTTCTTCATCGCTGCTCTCTCGGCCTTCTCGCGCTGTGTGAGGCGCTTCTTCTTCGTTGGCATAACTCCCCCCTCAACACGGAAGCGGCCCGCCCTGGGGCTCCTGCGCGGCTTTCTGCTGTTCTATGAGGCCCCGAGTGAACTCCGCTATCTCCATCTGTTGCCGAAGGTGTACGGCGGCTCCGAGTGCCTGGGCTGCCGAGGCAAGCTCGGGGGTCGTGAGCTTGAGCAGCTCCTCGCGGTCTTTCTTGCTGGTGGGCTTGCCCAGGAACCGCCGCGCCTGGATGATCTCGACCATCGCCAGCTCCACGGCCAGCCGCTCCACCGCTCCGGCAAACTGCCCCGCCTTCCGCGCTCTTTCGCTCATGTCTCCACCTCCGGCCAGCCGTCCGGCCCGAGGGGAGCGTAGCCCAGCCGCCCCCGGTACACGTTCGCCGCCCGGATGACCTGGGCGAAGGCGGCGTCGCTTGCCAGCTTCTCCCCGAACCGATCCAGGAGCGAGCCGGACAGGTTGAGACCCGTCGCCCGGGTGATGTGCTCCACGGCCTCGGTGTCGATCTCCGTGAGGCGGCGGGCGACTTCCTCCGGGAGCTTCTCATAGTAGGCCCGGAAAAAGGCGAGCCCCATCCCGCCACACGCCCCGCGCCGGATCTCGTCCTGTGTCAGCTTGACCCCTTGCAGCGCGTCCAGGATCTCCGCGTCGGTCTCCGCCTTCTTGACGGGCTCGTCAAAGTTGTTCATGCTGCCCCTCCTTCTCTCCGTCGCGCCGTATGTCCTCTAATATGTGGGTACGGGGCGCATAGCTGCGCCCCTCGCTCCGGCGCTCCTGCTTGCGGACATCGCCTAAAAGCCGCTCAAGGCCCTTGATGACGGTGCGGTTCTGCTCTACCCAATCCACCACGGGCCGGGTCTGCTCCGCGATGTCCTTCGCCGTCCGGCGCTGCCGCCGCACTTCCCGGATCTTGAGCCCCAGCCGCGCCCGGCCCGGGGCCTTGTCGTCTCCCAGCTCGAGCGCGTGGAGGAGGTCTTGCGTCGCGGCCTCCGCCTCAGCGCGGTCGGCCTCCGCCATCCTGTGCCGTTCCGTGGTCTCCCGGAGGAAGGCGAGGAAGCTCTCAAGCCCTTTACTTGTCCCGACGTCCATCCGCGCCCTCCTTCCGCTGCTCCCGGGCGAGGATTGCCTTGAGCCCCTCGATGACCTTCTCACACTGGCCCGCGTCCAGCCATTCAAGGCGGTCGATGCCCGTCATCCGCTTCACGAACCCCTCAATCCGGCGCTTGTCGCTGTTCCAGCCGAGGGCCTCGGTCAGCGCGTAGATCTTCCGGCGCTGCCGTTCGGTCGTGGGGTTGCCTCCCTCATCCGTGCGCTTGCTCCGGCTTCCCCGGGCTGCGCTGTCCTTCATGTTTTGCAGGACGCGGGCGACGGCGGTGATCTCGCCCTGGGTGAGCTGCTTCATGCTCCCCTTGCCCGTCTCCCGGTACACGACCCCGTGGAGGTCTTCGTCCGTGAGCCCCAGCTCCGGCGACTTGGCGATCGCCCATAGGGTGCGGATGGAGGGGAGCTTCCGCCCGCTGCGTGTTGTTGCTGCTGCCATGATTTACACCTCGTTTCTCGGCCCTCTTATTGCCCGGCCTTGACCTGTTCCAGCTTCGAGAAGTTCAGCTCATAGCCAAAGACGTCTTGCTGCTTCCAGGTAGCGCCGACCGCGTTGACGGTGTCCTCGCCGTACTTCTTGAGGGCCTCCTTCGAGACGTCCTCCTTGACGACGATGCAGTCCATCATCTGCCGGGTCTTGAGGCGGCGGATGATCTCCTCGATCTTCTCCTTCGCCCGGGGGAGCGACACGGAGGTCGAGAGCCGGAACCCTACCTCGCCGAAGGTGAGGGCCCGGGTCTTCGTCTTCCCCATGTCTGCCCGGTGCTCGGTGACAAAATCCTTGAGCTCGCGCTCGAGCTTGGCGACCCTGTCCTTGTACGGCTTGCTCTGCTCCTCTGCGGCCTTCTTCGCCCCGAGGATCTGCTTGTTCATCTCACCCTCAATGTCCGCGAGGGCGAGCTGCGCTTCCGCAATCTGACGGAGGGCGTCGTTTGCGTCCTCCCAGGTCTTGACGCCCGAGGGCTCGACCACTCTCTTTCTTGCCATGTGTTGACAACTTCCTTTCTTGTAGTTTTGTTATGTGCCCGGGGAGCTGCCTCCCCGACGCTTTCCTTCTGCCCGCCCGCCTCCTGCTCCTCGCCGTCGTATAGGATGTAGGTCTTCGAGAGGAGCATATACAAGCCCAGGGGCCCGGTGAGGAAGGCGGCGGTCGCGTCGCTGTCCTCCGGCGTCCTCCCGCCTCGGGCCATAACCAGGATGAGGGCGGTGATCGCCAGCATAGCGAGCCCCATGAGCCGCTGCTTTCTCATTTTCATTGTCCCGGCCTCCTCCGCGTCAAAGCATCATGAGGCTCGAGGCTTGCTCAATGATCTTGACCGTGACGACCCTCTCGCCCCTCTCCTCAAGGATGCGGGACACATTGGAGAGGGTGCGGTCGAGGAGGCGGAAGCATCCCGTCTGCATGTTGCAGGCCCGGGCCTTGAGCTCGACCATCGCGTCCGGCGCGACCTCGAAGCCCGCGAGGTAGCCCTCCACCTCCGAGGGGTCAAGCCCCTTGAGGCTGACGTAGAAGTCGACCCGGTTCGCCATGCGGACGAGGTAGGTCTTGATCTGCGCCTCGAGCTTCGGCTCCCCGGCGATGACGAGCCCCACGTCCGACTGGTCGAAGATCGCCCGGAGGATCTCCATCTTCTTTTGGGTGTACTTCGAGACGAGCTTGTCCGCCTCGTCGATGATGAGGAGGTAGCCCTTGTTCGTGTTGAAGAACTCCCGGATGCCGTTCACCCTGCGCCAGATCGTGCCGTAGCCGTTGGGGAGCCCGATGCTCCGCTCGATCGCTTCCACAAGGTCGCGGCTGCTCATGGTGTCGTCGCACTCGATGTAGGCCACGCGGGAGAGCTTTGCGTACTGCCGCAGGGCGTAGGTCTTGCCGTAGCCGCTACGGGCGACCACGATGCCGAGACCGATGTACTCCTGACAGCTCTGGCATACGCCGAGCACGGCCTTCGCGTCCCGGCTCTCGAAGAACGTGGGCGTCTTCCATGTCTTGCCCTCCGGCTCTGCCAGCGGCGTCGTCAGGTCGACCGCCTCGCCCGTCTGCCGGGTGAGGAAGTCCGTCAGCTTGCTCTCAAGGTCGTTCGGGTTGCTGTCATACTTGCCCGCGAGATACCGGGAGAGGGTGGTGCGGCTGTAGCCGATCTCTCTGGCGACCGCCGCGACGCTTGAGGGCGTCGTGCGGATGTATCTGTCGATACGCTGTGCGAGGGGGCTGATGTTGGTAAAGAGTGCGGTGCGCTCCGCTGCTGTAACTTCCATGATGTACCTCCGTTATTATTCGTTCATCGCTCTCAAAAGGGAGAGCGCCTTGTCGCCTTTGGCGTTGAGGAAGGTGTCGTCCGTGACCTTCTTCCGGCTCGCCTTGCTTGCCTGTTCCGAGCGGAACATTCTGTCCTTTGGCAGGGAGACCAGCTTCTGGCTCGGCGTGGCCTTGATGGTCAGGTCGATCATACCCACTGCATCCGAGGGCCTTGCGCCGTCCTCGAGCCGCAGCTCGTAGGGGCGAACTCGCTCCTCCAGATACTCCCTGACCTCTCGCTCGTTTCGTTTCTGATCTCGCAGATGCTTCTCCAGTGCCGCCTGAGAACAATGCGGGCCGAAGGCGAGCAGCTCGGCAGACACCGCCTCACAGATCTTCTTGCCGTCCATGTCGTACACATAGAGCTTGGTGACATCGTCGATGTCCCACTTGATGTTGACTTTCTGATTGACGTAGTAGGCGAGCTCCGTGTCCGTGTAGAGTGTGCCGAACTTGTTGATGCCTTGGTTTGTGACGCGGGCGGTCGCCGCCTTCATCAGCAGCATCGCCGCGTACTCTCGGGGTGGAGCTGCCTTTTCATAGCGCGGGCCGTTTTCGAACATCTCGATCGGCGTAACCCATTTCTCGCCCGCGTCGCTCAGGCCGCGATGCTTGCGGGTGTGATACTTGGTGTTCTTCCACTCCGTCCAGACTTCGAAGAACTCCTCCATCGTCAGCAGCTCCCCGCGCTCCAGCATCTGGTCGATGTCCTTCTGCCGCTTGGCGTAGGTCTTCGAGCCTGTCAGCGTGCCCGTGTAGCTCTCAAACCACTTGGAGAATTTCGAGCAGACCGTGGAGAAGAAGCGTTCGATCGGTTTGTCCCAAGGCTGATACGGCAGCGAGCGTCCGACCTCTTGGATGCCGATGCTCTGATAGAAGCCGACCGTTTCTGAGTCAAATGCGAAGTCAAGGTCGATTTTGCGTTGCTTGCGGTTCTTGCGGTTCTGCCCGGTCATGACCTCGGCAGTATAATCCTTGCCGTTGTCGACGTGCAGGATGTGGGGAACGCCGCCCGGATTGCTGTAGATCATTTTGACCAGCGACTCCTTCAGCGTCTGCGAATTGGCGTTGACGCACGCTACATCGCCGATGATAGCGCGGGAGCGCATATCCAGCCACGCAACCAGCTTCGGGCGCACGGCCTTGATCTTGCCGTTCGGGGCCGTCCACTGCACCCAAAAGTCGAAGGTGTGCTCGTCGCCGACGACATACTCCATAACTTGAAGGCTCGTCGCGTCGCGCTTGCCCTTCATCATCCGCTTGTTCTTCCACTCCCGCGTCCCATTGGCGGCGAGGAACCGGGCAGACTCCGCACCTCGCTGTCCCATGAGGAACTTGATATACCGGGCCACCGTCTTGATGGAGGGATACTCCTCCCACTCCCGCCGCTCCGCCTCCAGCTCAAACCGTTCATAGAGCATCTCGATCGTGCCGAGGTTCGCCGCGAACCGCTTGTCGAACCAGATGTTCTCAATGATCGCCTTCTGCTCGTCCGTCAAGCTCGGGAATGTACCCGTCTCCTTTGGCTTCCGGCACAGCGCCAGCGCCCGGAAGTAGTCCCGGCTCTTGCCGTCCTCCTTCTCCAGCTTCAGCGCCCATGCGTTCGCCTCCAGCACGTTCTTCATGTAACGGTACAGGCTCTGTGGGCTGATCCCCAGCCCCAGCGCGTACCGCTCAGCATAGCCCGTGCGGTCAGGGCCGTCATAGTCGATGAAGTCCTGCACCCGTGCCGCCAGCTCTACCGCCTCATAGAAGCGCTTCTTGTTCGCCTCCGTGTACTGGTTCAGGTCGGCGGTGACGTACCACGGCACGGCCTCCTGTGCTCTCTTGTCTATGATGACCTCACTCCCTTCCACCTTCTGCGCGGCTCGCCATGCCTTCCGCGCCTTTGCCGAGAGGGAGCTTGTCGAGATCAACACCTGATCCTTGCCGCCGCCCTCCCGGGCCTGTGACTTCGTTTTGTACTGCTGAGGATTGCGATAGATGCGTTGCGTCAAAGTCTTGTAGCTGACGCTCTCAAAAGCCGCTGCCTCCTCCAGCGCGATGAATACGTCCGGCACTCCGTTCCCTCCCTTCCGTGCGTCATGCCGCGATCGCCCGCTCCGCCTTCTTCGGGTCGAGCGCGAGGGCGGCGATGATCGCCGGGAGGTACTTCTCACCCGAGCGTGTCCCGTTCAGGATGTAGCTCATGTACTGCGGGCTTGTGCCTACCGTGGCCGCCAGCTCCGCCCGGCTCATATCCCGGTCAGCCAGCGCCTTCACCACCATCTTCCCGAACGGCGTCAGCCGTTTCTTCGGGCCTCTCATCGCTTGCCCTCCTTTCTCCTTGTTCTTAGATTTACTTCCGAATGACCGCCCAGCCCAGCGAGACTGCCACGCCTATAAACGCGGTGACGCTCACGGCGGGGACAGGGCAGCGCATCAGCAGCAGCGCCGCCGCGAAGCCCAGCGTCGCGAGGATGATGAGCCCCGCCGTGATAAGGAACACCGCCGCGCTTTGTGCCGTGCGCCCCGCACGCTTTCGCGCTTCCCGCTTCACTTCTCTCTCAAGTAAGTTGAGAACGAGGTCGTAGCTGCGCACGCTCTGCGCCGCTTCAAAGAATTGCTGCTCCATCCCCGGCAGCGCCCGGAACGGGTCGCGGGGGTTGCCCGCCTCCCGCAGCCGCGCCGCCGCGTTTCGCCGTGCGATGACGGTCGCGCCGATCGCGGTCTTGAGGTCTTCTGTGCTGAACATTCTGCTGCTCCTTTCCTTTGCCCTCCTGCTCGTGTATAATGGAGCTGGGCCGCTGCCCGGGGAGGGGGTGTTGTCTATGGCTGATGCTACCCTTGATGCCGTCGAGCGTGTACTCGACGAGGTCGACAAGAGCCGCGACGTTGACTGGTCTATTCTCGGCGAGCGTCTTCGCTCTGCCATTCTCGACTCTGGCGAGCACGTTGACGCTGGGTTCACCGAAGCTCAGAAAGCGGCGATTGTTGCCGTCTGCCGGGAAACTTATTATGCGGCGTCAGTAGTCGCAAGGGCCTACGCCTTCAAGGCTGTCGAGGCTCTTCTGGAGCGGAGGGGCGAGTGAGCGCTTCTGCTACGTACTCCATGCGCCCCTCCCTGATCCTCTCCGCCGCCTCTCGGATTGCTTTCACTGGAGGATGGTAGTAGGCGGGAGCATCATCCGGAGCCGTCCGCTTGTCGGGCGGCTCTTTCCCTTTGAGTGGCTCGCCTGTCAGCCACGTCAGCCAACATTCCCGGCAGCTCACGCCGTCGCAGTGGGCGGGGATAGTGGGCGGACAGGGCGCGGAGATGATATCCGCGATCTCGCCCGCCGTGGCCTCCGGGGCCTTGAGCAGTTCAAGTCCTGTCATGCTGCGCCTCCCGGTACTTCTTCACCGCGTGGTTCATGGTGTAGAGGCGGTTCAGCTCCCGGAGCAGCCGATCATACTCCCGCTGCATCGTCTCCCTCGCGTGGCCCGTCAGCTTGCCCATCTGCCCGTCGACGTCGACCGCCATGCGGAACACGTTGCGGTAGATCGTGCAGTCGTTCTCCGGGCACTCGCCGAGAAGCGCCGTCCCGAGCTGGTGGAGCTCCTCCAGCCGATGCGCCGGGATGCGCTCTGTCTCGTGCTGGAAGCCGTTGAACAGCTCGCCGCCGCCCTTGGTGTATTCGTCCACCTCCCGCAGCAGGTGCCGCAGCCGGGAGAGGTCTTCAAAGCTCACGCCCTCCAGCACCGTCTCCCACGCTGCGCCCGCCTCGGCGATCTGCGCCGCATAGTGCTCGCACTCGTTCTCCTGCAGGATCTGTCCGTCCCGCAGCGCCGCAAGGTAGGCCAGCGCCTCATGCCCGCCAAGCAGGGCGGTTACGGTGTCCTCAGCGTGCCTCACGCCCTCGATGTGCTCCTGCAGCGCCCGCTCGCTCCGCTCCCGGATGCGCAGGTCTTGTGCCTCCGCGTCCTCGTAGAGCTGTCCCAGCGGGCACTTCGCGCAAATGGCGTCCAGCTCATCCTGCGTGTGTCCGGCCCGGTTCTTGCACCGTTCGTCGCACACGAACGCCAGCAGCTCTTCGGGGTTGCGCGGCATGGGGCCGTCCAACCGTCCCGCGCCGAAGGTGTCCGGGTCGGTGATGACCTCGCTCTCCGGCAGGAAGCCGATCTGATGCAGCGCCATCTTGAAGCCGTAAAGCTCGTGCGCGGCGGTGCGCGGGTCGGTGTCGGGGTAGTGCTTGCTCTTGACCCGCGTGGCAAGGCGGCGCGTCCAGCCCTCGATCAGGGCGGCGGGCTCCACCGTCTCCTCGGTATAGCTCTCATTCGTTTCCACGGCGGCGGTGTAGGTGGGCGGCTCGTCCGTGATGTCCTCCTCGGACTCCAGCCCCCGTGCCAGCTCCACGGCCACCTCCAGCGTGTCCGCGTCGTCGTACTCCATCGCGCCCCGGTCGATGTCCAGATTGCCCGTGTAGACCTCCGCGTCGATCACGCCGTACTCTCCGAGGGCCGTGCCCTCGTACTCGCGCTTCTCGCGGTCGTTGAACTTGACCACGAGGAAGCCGTTGATCTTCTTGATCTTTCTCATGCTGCCGTCATTCCTTTCTGCCCTGCCATCTTCAGACCGGGTGGGGCAGTTCCCGGTGACGCCCTTCCGGGCGTTTCGGCTTAGTGGTGGGTCGCTTCAAAGTTTTCGATCGCCCAGCGGTTGCCCGTGGCGCACACGGCCCGCCGCGTCCGATCCTGTGGCGTTTCCCGCCTCGGCATGGCCGCCAGTGCCTCCATCATGCCGCACCTCGGGCAGATGTCTGTCTGGTTGTCCGCTCGCGACAGCGCGGGCGGCTCGTCGTATGCTCGCCCACACAGCGGGCAGATGCGCGGTTGCTCCTTCATGCTGCTGCTCCTTCCTGCAAAGCTCATCCGGCCAGTGGCGGGATGACGCGGATCGTGTCGTGGTACTTGTTCAGAATGATTAGCTCGCCGTTTGCTTTCTGCTTCACGACCAGCCAGTTCTCCGGGGCGAGGCCCGCTTGCCCGAGCCGGATTTTCTGCTTGCGGGTGGGCTTCTTGCCGCGTCTCATGATCTGCCTCCTTTCCTTTTCTCGGCGTTTGTGGTAGAGCAAAAGCGAACGGCGGTCGGCGGAATTAAATCTAAGAGTCGCTTAGGTGTTGGTGGGCTTTAGCAGTCCGTCAGGGTGTCGCCCTTGACCTCGTAACGATTGGGGCCGATGATGACGAAGGCCAGCATATTGGTCGTGCCGTCATGGTTGACCTGATTGATCGCCTCGTCCAGCTTGCCGTTGGTGACGTGGACTTTCTCCATGCTGCCGGTGCCGGTGTCCAACAGGCCGAAGCCGTTGGCCTCCCCCGGGGTATCTCCGACAGTGGTGAGGGCCATCTCGTCGGGGGTGATCTCGTTGCGGCCCGGTTCCAAGTTGAAGCCCGCCTCCGCCTCCTTCAAGGCGTCGTTCGTCTCTTCCAGTGTGGCCTCGCCAGTGGTGTACTTGAACAGGATGTCTGTGATGTCGTTCTTCATGTTGTCGTTCTCCTTCTGAAAAACGCCTCCGCCGCTCGCTTTTACTCTACCGTTCGCCGATTTGCTATTTCATTTTCGGTCGGGGTGTGCTATGATTTACTTGCTTTATACTTAAATCAGGTTACACCCCTATTATAGTCTCCGTTCGGCTACTTGTCAAGCGGAAAGTCTCTGAAAATCTACTTTTTGACGGGAGGCATTTTATGTCCGAATTAGTTGATAGAATTGAACAGGCCATAAAGGAAAAGGGCAGTAATTTCAAGCGCGTCGAGCGTGAGTGTGGTCTCGGAAATGGTACTATAAAGCGGTGGGGTGAACAGAGCCCCCGCCTCGACAAGCTCGTCCTTGTCTCCGAATATCTACAAATCTCTCTGGACTATCTCGTCTTTGGGCGTAGCTGTTCGGAGACTGCACAGGAGAATGACCGCAATGCGGCTTTCGAGCACCTCAAGCAAGAACAAGGTCTGACCTGCGACGGTTCGCCGTTGGAGGACGAGGAAGCCGATCTGATCGCCATGTATCGCCTCTTGCCGGAGGAGCAACAGGAGGACATTTTTGACCTCGTTCATCTCAAATATCGAAAGCACGTCGAACGGAAAAAAGAGTCTATTTACTGGACGTATCACAACGGCAGCTCCGTAACAAAAAGCGGCACCGCCGAGGACGCTGAAGCCCAAGGTGGAACCGCTTGATTTTTTGCGCTGTTTTGATTTAGTTGTAAATCTGTTTACTGTAGAATTGAAAAACGCCCGCGCCGCACTCGCAAAACGCCCGAAACCATTGAAAACAGGGCAATTCTACAGCTTTTCGCAGTTTTGACCGAAATGTAGAATTGCTCGCCGCCTGTTTTGGCCCGGTTCGCCGCCCCGCCGCGCACGCCTCGCACGGCCAGCGCACGCCCTAATCCCCGCCGATCCGCGCCGAAAAGCCCCGTTTTCCCCAAAACTCGCACGCTCTAACGCTCCGTTAGCACGCTTGCCCCTCTTGCAATCCGCCGCCGCGTCTGCTACAATAGCAGCATGAGCCGCGAAGCTCTCGTCCTCTTGGTCTGCTGCTGTGACTTCCGGGACGGGGCCGAGCGGCTCATACCATCTAAAAGCCTCAGAAATGCCGTTATATGGGCGTTTCCGGGGCTTCTTTGTATTCTGCGTATGTGTGCGCCTCGCCGCGCCGCCGCCGTTGTGCGGCCTCGTGGGCGTGAAAAAAGCGCCGACCGCCGCCGACGCATCCTCATCTCAAGATTGTTGATAATTCGTACCTCCGTCCCGCGCCGAAAGTCGCCGTTTCCCGCGTATTTCAAGGGTTTTCCCGCCGTCTCCCCCCTCATCCCGCCCTATCCCGCATTTCTCAAATATCCTGTCTCCCCACAACCACCGGCATTGCCGGTGGTTTTCTTTATACAAAGAAATCACGCCGATGCTCAAACGCATCAGCGTGAATTGGGAGCGCTTTGTTGAAAGCCGCGACCTCGGAGCGCATACAGCCGCGATGGTGGAGTTGGGTATGCTGGCTGAGAAGCACATTTACTTTCG